TTGTAAATTTAAATCATTTTGGTTTTGATGGTGTAACACTTACAGAGCCAGCACAATTTACAGAATATCCTAAAGGTGGTTTTTATGATTGGCATATGGATCTAAATGCTTTTGGTCAAGAAGGCCAGAATCCTATTAGAAAAATATCTATGACTTTATTATTGTCAGACCCTAAAGATTTTACTGGAGGCGATTTAATGTTTTCAGAAATGGGTGGCGAGAAGCCTTTACCCTTGAAACAAGGACAAGCTATATTCTTTGCATCATTTTTAAGACACAAAGTAGCCCCTGTTAAAAAAGGTATAAGAAGATCTATGGTTATGTGGTTTGGAGGACCGCCATTAAAATGAAACTTAATAGAAAAATATTATTTCCAACTCCTGTATACTTTTATGATTTACCTAACGCTAAAGAATTAAATAAATACTTATTTAAGCATATTAAAGCTTGGAAGAAAGCTGATCCTGATGGAGAAAAGAAAACAAACTCTGGATTTGGTTGGCACAGTAAAACAGACATGGATAAGAAAAAAGAATTTAATCCTCTTACTCAAGAACTATTTAAAATGGCTGAAGAGTGCAATAAAGATTATGGAGTACAACCTAAACTAGGATTAGGTAATATGTGGGCAAATGTTAGCCCTACATATTCGTACAACAAAACACACACTCACCCTAACTCATTATGGTCAGGTGTATATTATATCAAAGCGCCAAAAAACTCAGGTAAAATATTTTTAGAAGATCCTAGACCAGGACCAAATACACATATGCCTAGAAGAATTGAAGGTATGCCTGAAGCTTTATGGAGAGTATGTGCTTATGAACCTGTAGAAGGAAGAATGATATTCTTTCCATCGTGGTTGCCTCACGGCGTAGACATTAATTTAAATACAGATAAAGGCGAAAAGAACTGGCGTATATCTGTGTCCTTTAACTTTATACAAATATGAGTTTTAAGAAAAATAAATACCAAGTCATACGTGGTGCTATATCTAAAGAGTTAGCAGACGTTGCTTATAGATATTTACAAATATCTGCAGAAGCTGATAACTGGATGATAAACAATTATACCACCCATGTAGGTAATCCATTAGTTGGTAATTTTCATGATAAACAAGTACCAGGATCTTATGCTAAATATGCAGATAGACTTATGGAAGTTTTATTAGTTAAAACTATTGATGTTATGCAAAAGAAAACAGGACTTAAATTAGTTCCAACTTATTCTTACACAAGACTTTATAGAACAGGTAATATATTAAATAGACATAAAGATAGACCTAGTTGTGAAATATCAACTACACTATGTTTAGGTGGTGATCACTGGCCTATCTATCTAGATCCAACAGGAGCAGATAATGTTATTGAAGAATACAAAGGTATTATCAAACCAAGTGCACCATTAGGTGTAGAAGTTAATTTAAAACCTGGTGATATGCTTATTTATTCTGGCTGTGAATTAGAGCATTGGCGAAAACCTTTTGAAGGAAAGCTTTGCGGACAAGTGTTTTTACACTATAATCATGCAGATGGACGGTTTGCAAAGTCCAATTTGTATGATAAAAGACCTATGTTGGGTATACCCAAATAACGTTGATCTACAGCGCAATTTAATATAATCTAAATAAAACAGGAATTTCTATGCTACAAAAGATGAATTTTTTGCCTGGATTCAATAAACAATTGACCCCAACTCAAGCGGAGGGACAATGGATCGATGGCGACAATGTACGATTTAGGTACAACACCCCTGAAAAAATAGGCGGTTGGTTACAACTTGGTGAAAACGATATGACGGGTGCAGCAAGAGCTATGCATCATATTGTTAATAGATCAGGAACTAAGTTTTCTATTATAGGTACAAACAGAATTTTATATGTTTATTCTGGTGGTGTGTTTTATGACATACACCCAATTCGATCTACAACATCTTTATCTAATGCTTTTTCTACAACAAACGGATCCGCTGTTGTTACTATAACATTTAGTGGTAATCATGGTTTAGTAGCAGGTGATATTGTTTTATTAGATAATTTTACAGCTATTACAAACTCTAATTATTCAGCAACAGATTTTGATGATAAAAAGTTTATGGTAACAACTGTTATATCATCATCAGAAATTAATATTACAATGTCTTCTAATGAAACAGGATCAGGTGCTACAACATCTGGTGGTATTAGAGTTCAAGCTTATTATAGTGTAGGACCAGCAGAACAAGCACCAGGATTTGGTTTTGGTTTAGGACAGTGGAGTGGAACAGTATCGGGAGAAGCTATTACAACTTTGAATGGCGGTATCAATGCTTCAACAACTACAGTAGTATTAGGTGATGCATCTTTATTTCCATCATCAGGAACAAACTTTGTTCAAATAGGATCAGAAGAAATATCATACACAGGAATTGCAGGTAATCAATTAACAGGTGTTACAAGAGGTGTAAGAAATACAACCGCAGCAATACACAGCAATGGTGTGGCAGTTACAAACTCATCTGATTATGTAGCATGGGGTGAAGCAGCATCTGGAGACTTAGTTATAGATCCAGGTATGTGGTCTATAGATAACTTTGGAGACAAGGTTATTTCTTTAATTCACAATGCACAAGTTTTTGAATGGGATTCAAATGCAGCTAATGCCGTAGCAACAAGAGCCACTATTATATCTGGAGCACCCACGGCATCTAGAGATATGTTAGTATCTACACCGGATAGACACTTAGTATTCTTTGGTACAGAAACAACGATTGGAGATCAATCGACACAAGACGATATGTTTATTAGATTTTCTGATCAAGAAAATATTAATGTTTACGCACCTACAGCTGTAAATACCGCTGGTACACAAAGACTTGCCGATGGATCACGGATTATAGGAGCTGTTAGAGGTAGAGATGCTATTTATGTTTGGACAGATACATCATTATTTACAATGCGTTTTATTGGTCCACCATTTACATTTGGTTTTGCACAAGTAGGTACAAACTGTGGTTTAATTGGAATGAATGCCGCTATAGAAGTAGACGGTGCTGCATATTGGTTATCTGAAAATGGATTCTTTAGATACTCTGGTAATTTAGAAACTATGATTTGTTTAGTAGAAGATTATGTATTTGATGATATTAATACAACAGCATCTCAATTAATTAACGTAGGTTTAAATAACTTGTTTGGTGAAATAACTTGGTTTTATCCAACTCAATCTTCAGAAATAGTTAATAGATCTGTAACATATAATTATATGGAATCATCACCACAAAGACCTATATGGACTACAGGATCTTTAGCTAGAACAACTTGGGTTGATTCGTCTGTATTTGGTTTACCTCATGCAACATCTTTTAATGCGTCGGGTACATCTTATGATGTTGTTGGAAATACTGAAGGAGCTACAACATACTATCAACACGAAACAGGAACCGATCAAGTTAAATCTTCAGCAACCACTACAGTAGCAGCTAACATACAATCAGGGGATTATGATATTACTCAAGGGCAACAAGGTGGTGCGGACACAAGAGGAGATGGTGAGTTTATTATGAAAATAAGAAGATTCGTACCTGACTTTTTATCTCAAAGTGGCAATACTCAAGTTACTTTAAACCTAAGAGATTATCCAAATAGTTCCCAAGCAAGTTCCTCACTTGGACCCTTTACAATTACTTCATCTACAACTAAAGTAGATACAAGAGCTAGAGGAAGAGCAATTTCTTTGAAAATTGCAAATACAGGATCCGCACAAGATTGGAAGCTTGGTGGATTTAGATTGGATATACAAGCGGACGGAAGAAGATAATGGCAAAAATAGTATTAGCATTTACAAGACCTAGTAAAGACTATAATAAAAATGTTGCAGATGCATTAATTAGAGACCTTGATGGATTAGTACAAAAATTAAATTCTACTTTTCAACAAGACTTAAGAGAAGAGCAACAAAGATTAACATGGTTTAGTACGGGAGGAAGCAGTGGCCAATAGATATAGAAATACACAATTTGATTTAAACTCAACTAATAAGACAGACATTTATACTTGTCCCTCTGATTCAAGAGCTATTATACAAAATATACATACAGCTAATGTAGGAGCAGGTAATGTAGAGATAAAAGCTTTTATATATGATAACTCTGTAACAACTAGTTTTCAGTTTGCAGAACATACTGTTAATTCAGGTACTTCTAAATCTATAGCAGATGGGACTATTATATTAGAAGAAAGTGACAAACTACAACTGCAAGCAGCTACGGCTGATATTTTTGAAGGTACAGTTGCAATATTAGAATTTGACAGAACATAGGAAGAGATGACTGATAAAACAATAAAAATAAATGGTAAAGAATTACCTTTAGTAGAACCCACAGAAGTTATAGTAACTATAAAAAATAATAAAACAGGTGAAATATACAAAGACGAAGAAGCTTTAAAGGTAGCTAATATAGCTCCAGAAGACGTACAAAGAGATGTATTAGTTAAGATGCCAAAGCTTGATTTGTTTGGAAAAACCTAGTAAAGTAAGAGATTCAGGTTTCCCCTGCACACTAACTAATTTAAATTATGCCAATATCAAGAGGACAGATGAACAGACAACTATATGGAGTAGGAAGCTTAGTAGACCGAGAAAAATTCGGTTTAGGAAGTAGTCTTAAAAAGTTTGCTAGAAAAATTATACCTAATGAAGTAGCTGACATTGCAGTTAAAGCTGCACCTTTTGTTGCTCCATTTAACCCCGCTCTTGGTGGCGCTATGGCAGGTCTTGGTTCCTTTGATCAAACAGGTAGTATTTCTAGAGGAGTTAAATCAGGACTTATGACTTATGGTTTAGGTCAAGGTGCTAGATATTTAGGCGGCGCAGGTTTTCAAAGTAATCCTTTTACTTCAGGTGGTGCATTTACTAGAAGTGGTTTTACATCAGGATTTAGTTCACCTTTAGGAACTGAAACAGGTATTGGTAAATTTTTAGATAAAAGAAAAGCAGCACAATTAGGTCAAACACAAAAAATAGAAGCAATAGAAGTTCCTCAATATGAAGAACTTTTTGCACCTAAAACTGCAGATGTTTCTGGTGTTGTAAGTAAAGTTGATCCTAGTTTATTGAAAACTTCAACTGAAGCTACTACTTCTTCAGCATTTAAAGAATCTCTTGGAAAAATTACTAGTGGCGATTTTACTCAAATGGGTGAAGGGTTAAAAGAATTAGGCGGTAAAGGACTAAAAGCTGTATTTACAAACCCTGTACCAGGATCACCAGGTGAAACTCAAATAGATAAACTTGCAGTTGGTGCAACCATTGCAGGTGGTGTTTCTTATCTTGATGCAAAAAAATTAGCTAAAGAAGCAGAGTTAGTTGGTGATGTAGATGAGTACACAGAAGAAATGTATGAAGCAGACAAAGCTAGATATAGTAAGTATTACGCAGACATTATTACACCGGAAGCCTTTGGATTAAAAGAAGGTGGAAGAGTTAAGTATTCATCAGGTTCAACACCTTTTGGTGTTCCGAGTATTACCTTAGATGAAAAAGAAGAAAATGGATTAGATGTTGAAGCTTTAAATGAAACACTTAGAAAATATCCTAACGCAGTTAATGAACTTACAGATTTTGAACCAGGTATTTTTGAACCAGGTGAACCAACGGATCAAGGACCTTATCCAATGGATGATAAGACTCAAGAAGAAAAAGAAGAAGAGATGTTATATGAATTAGAACAAGAATTAAATAGTAAAGCTGATGGTGGTCGAATAGGTTTCTTTGAGGGAAGCGATGATCCCAGTAGTACAAGATTTAGTCCTCAACGTCGTTCAGGTATTAAACAAATAGATCCTCTTAAATCCGACCTTGATGAGATTAAAGGAGGAGGTGGTGGAATAGGAGGGCTTTTATCTCCTTTTACTAGAGCAGAAAAATCTTTCTTATTTAAAACATTAGCTAAACAAGGTGGTAGTGATCGAACATTTACTATGCCTCAATTATATAAAATATTTAAAAACCCAGGTAAATTTAAAAAAGACGAATCTGCTTTAAAAGCTTTCTTAAAAATAAAAATGGGTAAAAAAGAAGGTGGTAGAATAGGATTTGCTGGAGGCAGTGAAGATGAAACTGGACAAGAAAAAATGTTTAGAGAAATGAAAAATGCAAAAGTACAAGCAGCTATTAAATTAGCAGCAGAAAAAAATATAGGTATTGGAAAAGCAATGTCTATTACAAACAGTGATGATTTTAATTTAAAAACAGGTGAATATGAAGGATTTGATGAAACAATAAAAAGAATGTTAAATATGAAAGCTTATGGTGGTAGAGCAGAATTAGCTATGGGTTCCGAGGTTCCTGTTCGAAATAACCAAGGTGGAATAACTGAGTTAGATTATAGAAATACAGGTGGTTTTGTGCCTGTAGGTATTAAAGAAAAAGCAGATGATGTGCCTGCAATGTTATCTAAAAACGAGTTCGTTATGACAGCTGATGCTGTCAGAGGAATAGGTAATGGAGATGTTGAAACAGGAGCACAAAAGCTATATAACATAATGAAACAAGCAGAAAAACAAGGCATAGCATAATGGCAGAACAAACAACCATATCCAGACCAGCACCCTATTTAGAAGCAGCCGGTGAAAAGTATTTAGACGTTGCAGCGCAACTAGCCGCAAAGCCGGTAAATGTAGGTGCCTTTGCACCATCGATCGCGGGTCAGGGACCTTTAGCTCAAGAAGCACAACAAGTAGCAGCAACACAAGCTGGATTAGGTACTTTACAATTTGACCAACAAGGAGCAGTTACAGGAGTTGGAACAGGTACAGGAGTTGCAGGCTACCAACCTTTTTTACAAAAAGCACAAGACTACATGGGACCATCAGCCTACCAAGCTTTTGAATCTCCTTACCAACAAGAAGTTATTGATACAACACTATCCGAGTTTGATAAACAAAGACAAATTGCTCAACAACAAATTGCTAACCAAGCTATTAGCGCTGGTGCATTTGGTGGTGGACGAGAAGGTGTTATGCAATCAGAATTTATGTCACAGAGTTTACAAGATAGAGCATTACTAGAAGCACAATTAAGACAACAAGGATTTCAACAAGCACAACAATCTGCGGGACTTGCACAACAGCAAGCAGTAGGTTTAGCTTCATTACAACCTTCTTTAGCAACTACAATGCAACAACAATTAGGTGCTGCGGGAACTCAAAACCTTGGATATCAACAAGCTGTACTAGATGCAGCGGCTCAAGGATCAAGAGAGTCTGCTTACGAACCATATCAAAGAATGCAATTCTTAGGTTCTACAATTGGTGGATTAATGTCTGGATACCCTCAACCTTATATGTCTTCTTCAACAGGAACAGCTGGCGGTGGATCAGCTAGTCCTTTAAGTCAAGCATTAGGTGGCGCAGCTACTATTTATGGTTTAGGGAGTTTATTCAAATAATGTACAACGTATTTAAAAGACCAATGTTTAAAAGAGGTGGCTCAACTCAAGGCACGGGTATTATGTCTCATGTTGAAAGAAGACCTAATTATTCTATGGGTGGAGTTACTCCAAGAGTTAATGCAAGATTTGGTTTCGGTAATTTATTTAAAGGAGGAGATAAATATTTTTCAAGTCCTACAAAAATAAACACAACGGCAAGTGCGGGAGGCCCTGGAGTAGAATCTATTATAAGTCAAAGTATGTTGGAAGAACTAGTAGGTAATCAAAATAGAAATCGAATTGTACCACCTAGAGGATCACCCTATATGGGTGGAGTAGCATTTGCAGCCCCTATTGCTGCTCAAACAGGATTAGCTTATCTCAATAGACCTAGATCTACTGAAGCATTAAAATACATGAAACAAATGAATGACTCTGGTTACATGGATGAAACAGCAGGAGTAAATGACGCTACAAATTTTGCAGAAAAACTTATTAAAAGAGATAAACAAGGAAAACCAATTAGCTTTACAGACGCATTTTTCTTAGATCCTGAAACAGGTACTTATCCTAAATTTATGGGAAGAACACAAGATAGACAAACTAAAAAAACTATGGAAGATGAATTACAAGCACCTGGTTCACCAGGCTATGAAAATAGATTAAGAGAAATGGAAGCAGAAGTAGAAGCAACTGCATTAGCAAAAGAAGAAGAAGCAAAAGAATTAGCTGCAATAGCTAAAGCTGAAGCAGCGGCAGAAAAAGATGCTAAATATACTGAATCAGATATTTTAAGTTCTGTTGAAGATGAGAAAAGAATATTAGATAAAATACTACCAGACAATGTGTCTACTTCAGAGAAAGCCTTTTTAATTGCAAAAGCAATGAAGGGAGAAACTCTTTCAGATAAATTAGATATTGCTGGAACAGAAGGAATGAAACTTGCTAAAGGTAAATCAGCTCGAGATAGAGAAAAAGCATTATTAGCTTACAAAGGTGCTACACAAAAAGATCTTGCAAAAATAGCAGCAGGCAAAAAAGGATTTTCAGAAAAACAATTTGAAGAAATGTCTAAACTTAAAGCTATTTCAGAAAATACAAAACTACCAGAAAAAGTACGTAATAAAGCTTTAAAAGATTTAGCTTCAAAACAAAGTGTGATTAATATGCTAAGTCCAAAACAAACAAGATTTGATGCAACTAAAACAGGAACAGAATTAAATAATTATAACAAACTAATTAGTAAAATAATAAAAAAACCTAAAAACGATCCTAATTATCAAAGAGATTTAAATGCTATATTAAATACTAGAAGTCTTTTAGCGAATGTTCCTGAAGCTAGAGAAAGACTTTTTGCTTTAGATAAAGTATTAGCTGACGCTGGAATTTTAGAATTTAAAAAAGACGGTGGTAGAATTAATTATGCTTTAGGTACAGAAAACCCAATGACTACTAGACCAGCAGTAGGTCAAGTTCCTACAGAAGAGACATCTAAATTATCTTTTGAAGATTTAAGAAATAGACTACCGCAAGAAATTACAGATGGTGTTGTTAGATTAATATCAAGTAGCGATCAAGCATTACAAGATTTTTCATACATCAGAACACAAGGTGATGTAGTTAAATTTAATCAAAAGTATGGAGTAAATTTAGTACTACCTGCTGAAGCATAGGAGGCTAAATGGCGGAAGAAAATACAGATTTATTTGGAGGTGTTTTTTCAGAACCTCAAGAAGAAATTAGACCTGAAACAACAGGTGCTATAGATTATATTACAGACATACCTATAGGAGCAATCAAAGGGGTCAGTCAAGCTGTTCAAGGTTTACTTCAATTAGGCGCAATGCCAATTGATTATGTTGCCAACACAAATTTAATTAGTGCAATTGACAATATTTTTGAAAGAATAACTCCTGAAACAGAAACAAAGGTAGGAGACATTACTTCTATTTTAGGTCAATTTGCTTTACCTGCAGGAGCTGCAATTAAAATAGCTAATGGAGTTTTAAAATTAAATAAAGCAAGTCAAATTGTTAAGTTAAGTAGTTTACCTAGTGTAGGTGCTAAAAGTGCAGAGCTTGCGAAAAGAGCTGGTTATTATGGAAGCATTGGTGGTATTACTGATTTTGCAGTTTCTACTCCAGGAGATTTAGAAACATTATCTCAAACGATGGGTTTTGGCGAAGATTACAAAGGAGATGAATTAGAAGGATCTCTTAAAGCAGCAGAATTTTTTAAAGAAAAAATTAGATTCGGAGCAGAAGGCGCTTTACTAGGAGGTGGCTTAACTGCAGCATTACCAGTAGCTGGAACATTAGGTTTTAAATATGGATTAAAACCTGCAGGAAAAGCAGTTGGTTATGTGGGAGGTAAAACATTAAGAGCGATAGACTACACTATATTTAATCCATTAAGTAAAATTATTGGTAGTGAAACAGCTGGTAAAGGTGCAAGAACTACAGCAGAATTTTTAGGAAACCAGAGTACTAGGTTAAGAAAAGTGTTAAATATTCCTGATCCAAAAGATTGGAAAAATTATAGCATAGCTCCAACTGCACCTTTTAAAGAAAGATTTTTTAAAAAATTAGACAATGTTAAAAATGCATTTAAATCTGATGGTGCTTTAAGTGCTAGTCAAGCAGAAGAGTATAGAAAATTTGAAAACGCAGTACAAGCAGAAGAAAAAACTTTAGTTAAAGTAATGAACCAAATAGATGGCCAATTTAAAGAAATAGCTAAAGGAGCCGATGTTTTAGAACTTCCAAGATATTTACAAACTGCAAAACTAAAATATCCAAAACCAATTACAGCCGTAGATGATCAAATGTATTTAAGAAATAATGATTTATTATATGATTACTTACAAGCAAGAAGAGTTAAAACAACAAAGGACGGAAAAGAATTATTTAAAGATTCGGATGAAGCTATTGAAATATTAAATAAGCTACCTAAAAATACACAAAAAAATGCTAAAGAATTAAAGAAAAACATTAATAATTTAAGTTTACGATACGGAAAACTTTTATCTGAAAACACTGATGATGCTCTTAAAGATCTGGGTGCAAGTATTGTTGATAGTGGTGGAGCATATTTAAAACAAGTATTTAGTGTAATGAAAAACAAAGCATATCAATTTGATCCAAACAAAGTTTTAGGTAAATTAGATCCTAAAACAGGTAAAAGAGTCGGTGGAGCAAAAGATTTTTTTAAAAAATTTACAGTTCCTAAAATAGAATCTTCTCAACCTAAATTAATTTCAGATTTAATGCAGAAAAAAAGTATTAGTAGACAAGAAGCTGTAGACTTATTGGCTGATAATACAATGACTCAATTACAGAAATCTTTAATTGAAAGTAATAGAAGTCCAGAATCTTTATTTCAGTTAGTAGCTAATACATTTAAAATTAGTAAAAAAGGTGAGCTTTTAGATATTACTAAAAAAGTTTTAAAAGATGGAAAAGAAGTAGAAGTGTTTACATCACAAGGAACCTTAATAAAAGCAGGAGGATCTGTTCCTGATATTATGAAAAAAGCTTTAGACGGTGAAGGCTTTGAAACAGTTAGTAAAGCTTTTTTAGAACCTTTAAAAGATTACAGAGCAGCTGTTACAGATACTTTTTTACAGACAGCTAAACAAATATATAAAAAAGATTTTTTTGATAAGTTTGCAGAAAATGGATTAAGAAATGGTTATGCTTTTAGATCTATTGAAGAAGCTACTGCAGCAGGTGTGACAAACCCAAATAATTTAACAGCCGTAACTGCAGATCTTAATCCTGGAAGTAAAACTTTTGATTTATTTGAAAGTAAATTATTTAACAGCGGTATCAAACGTAGTGGAGAAGGAACTACTGGTTTATATGTTACTCCTGAAATAGCAAATGCAGTTAAAGGTACAGAAGAATATCTATCTAGAATGTATGACATTCCTTTATACAGTGCATTGATGTCAGTTAAAGCAGCAGGTCAGATTGGTAAAACAGTATTTTCTCCAATGACACAAATTAGAAACGTATCAACAGCTTCTTTTTTTGCTTTAGCTAGTGGTTTAATCGGAGGCAGAGTAAGTTTAACTGATGCTTTTAAATTAATGGCTGATGATATTTTTCCAAGTAAATTAATAAGTGCATCGGATGTTGCTAAAAAAATGGAAGATAGAATAGCAAGAGGAATAGTTGATCAAAACATAGAGGTTAATGAAATTAAAACTATTTTAGAAAAAGCTAAAAACGGTAAATTTACTTTATCTGCTTTAATGGAGAATCCAACAGTTAAAAAAGCTTTTGATTTATATCAAGGAGGAGACAACGTTTGGAAAATATATGCAGATGATTTTTATCAAGATGCATTAGGTCAAGCCTTTCAACATAGTGCTAAAGGTTTAAGAGGAGATGCTGTGGTTAGGGAAAATATAATCGATTGGTATAGAACGGTTGGAAAACAAAATGATGTTGTAGAAGAACTAATAGAAGCTAATGCTAAAATTGCTAAGATAGATGCAGACTTAGTAAAAGCTACTCCCGCAACAAGGCAATCATTATTAAATCAAAAAGAAAATTTAGTTCAAAACTTTAAAGACGTAAAAGATATATCTGCTTATTTAGTTACCAATACAATACCTACATATAGTAAGGTACCTGCTATTATAAAAAATATTAGAAACTTACCTCTTGGAAATTTCGTAGCTTTTCCAGCGGAAATATTAAGAACAAGTGCACATTTAATTGAAATAGGTGCAAGAGAATTAACAAGTACAAACCCATTTATTAGACAAATGGGAGCAAGAAGACTTGTAGGTGCTTCGGCGGTATTTGGTGGAACAGGCACTATCATTGCAGAAACTGCAGAAAAAATTACAGGCGTATCACAAGAAAAAATGGATGCATTTAAAAGATCTGTAGCACCTGACTATCAAAAAAACTCAACACTAATTCCATTAACAGAATCTGATGAAAATGGTAATTTTAAATATTTTAATTTTTCTTACACTAATCCTTATGATTCAATGCTTAGACCCATAAATGCTGTACTGAATGCATATGGAAATGGAACTTTAACTAATCAAAGCGCAAGTCGAATAGTATATAACGCATTAATTTATGATACTTTAAACGATACTCCAGGTGCTCTTACAGAGTTTTTTGATCCTTTTGTAAGTGAATCTATTGGAGCTGGAGCAATAGCTGACTTAACTTTAAGAGATGGAAAAACTAAAGAAGGTAGAACTATTTTTTATGAACAAGATACTGCAATGGAAAAAATTGATGCATCACTAGGACATTTAATAGCACAGTTAGAACCAGGCGCTTCAAGAAGTTCAAGAAGAGTATGGAAAGGTGTTACTCAAGACTTTACTGATTACGGTACTACTTATGATAGTGCAACAGAATTAACTGCATTGATGTCAGGACTTCGTGTTGAAGAAGCAAAACCGATGGACAGTTTACCTTTTATTGTAGCTTCCTACAATAAAGACATAAACAATATTAGAAGTAAATTTTCATCTAATGTTTATAGACCAAACATAAGTGTAGAAAATAGAATAGGCTATATGACAGAATATTTAAAAGATAATTATGATACTCAAAGTAGAATGTATCAAACTATTAAAGACATGGAAGCCATGGGTGCGGACAACTCTGATATTGAAGAAAAGATAAGTGTTCGATTAAAAAACAAAAAAAGAGTTGCTGCATTATTAGATGGAGAATTTATTGCACCTAACTTAAGTGAATCTACTTTGGAGTCTACTATAGATAGATTATATGAGGAGAATCCAGAGGAAGCTAGTAAGATAGAAACACAATTTGATACAGCTGTAGATTTTTTTGAGGATATAAGAAGCGACTTACAAGAAATAGAATTAGGTCAAAGTCCAGATATTATTACTAATACAATTGATAGTATTATAAATCCAAGAGCTCAAACAGGATCTGTACCAACAACAATAGAACCTGTAGCTCCAATAGCACCACAAGCTACATTACCTACACCTAACTTTACACAAGGAACAACGGCAGCTGTACAAAATCAACAAGCAAATCTTGGTCAAAGGTTTTTAAATCAAGGACAACAATACTCCTCACTTTCAAGTTTAGATAAGTTAAAAGCATTTGGAGACGATTTTTTAGTTTAGGATAATTTATGGACATTAATCAATTATTACAGTTTTATGCAGACCAAGGTATCTCAAGTAGACCTCAGCCTATAAATCAAGGTATTGCAGCCGTGGATTATACAGCACCTATCATGCCTAAAATAATCGAGGACCAAGGATCAGGCAGTGATGATCAAATAACCATAGATCCAACAAAACAAGGTATTGGTGCTTACGAAGGAATGCCTATAAGATTTAGAGACATTGCAGGTTTATTTATGAATCCATTATATGGTGTACCTAATATTATGGCTAGATCAGCTGGATATGAAAGTGCAATTGACTTTGCTAAAGAACAAGGTCAAACATTGATAGATCAAAGAAAAGGAAGATTAAATATAACTTCAGACGCTGGTTTTGAAAATACTGATTCAGGCGGTAACTTTGATGGTGCTAGTTCTATGGAAGAGTATTCAGCAGATCCAACAAGTTTTTCAGGGAGTTTTTAATGGCTAAAGACAACGCACTACAACGAATAGACTCACACGAAAAACTCTGCAGAATTATGCAGAAACAAACTCACGACAAAATGAATCAATTAGAATCACAAATTACTAGAGTAGAAAGAATATTATTAGTATCTATGGGAGCAGTCATTACAGGTATGGGTGGTGTTATTTTAGTTCTTTTAGAAAAACTTTAGATCCACTCTTTTAAAGCGTCCCCTGTAATTTTAGTAGCTATGTTCATTTTATTACGAAGTGCTTTTACTATTTTTTCATCAATAGTTTTTTCAGCAATAATATCTATGTAAGTCATTTTTCTTGTTTGGCCTGCTCTATTAATTCTAGCTTCAGATTGAATTCTTTTCTCATAGTCATAACCATTAGCATAGTAAACCATAGTATTTGCACCTGTTAAAGTAATACCATAACCACCTGTTTGAGGTGTACCAATTATAAATCTAACTTTACTATTAGGATCTTGAATTTGTTTGATAGCATTTTGTCTTTCTTGATTTGTTGTGTCACCGTAGTAAGTTACATAAGAATCCTTACCAAAAGTTTTTTCTACTGCTTCAATAATAGAAGCAATATCATTTCTATAATGAGCCCAAATGACAGCTTTGTTTTCAACTTCTTCTAAAATTTCTATTAAAGTTGAAAGCCTATCATTTTTAATTTTTTTAATTGAACCATCATCAGCAGTAAAATGACCACAAGTAATTTGATGTAATCTCATTAGTTGAACCATAGCAGATTGTGTTGTCATCATTTTGCCATCCAGTTGTGCTAGTGCAACTTGCTTCATTTGATTATATATCTTTTGTTGTTCTGGTGTTAATTGAATAATTCTTTTTGTATAAGTATAATCAGGCAAATCTAAACAGTCTTCTTTTAAACAACGATAAGAAAAAGGTTCTAGTTTTTCAGATAACTCGGATAAATTTCTATAACCTGTAACAATTTGTACAGACCTTCCTCCAAAATTAGCTGTTTTCATAATAGCGTATCTTGTTCTAAATGAATAATAAGAGGCATGATCTAATAAAAACTCATCTAAAAACTCACATTGTTTATATAAATCTAAAGGTGATTTAGTTACTGGTGAACCTGTAAGTATTCTTCTGTATTTAGCAGCCTTACCTAAAGCCACAATATTTTTAGTTCTTTTAGCATCAGGGTTTTTTATGGTAGTAGACTCGTCGATAGCCATTAATGTTTGATGAGTATTTAAAAAGCTAGAAGCAAAGTCCAAGCCTTTTTTAGTAGAAAAAGCTTCTACATTCATAATTAATATATTTAATTTGTGGGTAGATTCGAATAAAGTTTTAAGTTTTAAATTTTGTTTTTGATTAATATTAGCTTTCCAAAGGACTATATTTTTTTCAATATGTTCTACCATATGAATAGGCAATTCAGAGTCATACCAGTTTTGATACACTCCTTTTGGTGCTACAATTAAAGCCCCATTAATTTTTCCTTTATCATAGAGCATAGATATGTTGTCTATCAACACTTTTGACTTACCTGTACCCATCTCCATAAAATAAGCATATACTTCTTTATTCCATGATTTTTCTAACGCAGTTATTTGATGCGCATAGGGCTTTGTTTTAAACTTATAATTCATAATATTGGTCTTTATCTTTCTAGTTATTTTATATATAAACAAATAGAATATGTCAATGAAAGAAAATTTAGATTACAAAAATATTAAAAACCACGAACCTACTGTATATTTAATACAAGAGCTACCCGGTACTCAATCAGGTCGTCCTAAATTTAATATTATGGGAGTTCAAAAATATGGCAAGATTAAGGTTTGTTTACCTGAATTTTCACAAATGGTGTTATCTCCCGGTCCTTTAATTTTTAAATTAAGAAAACTTTTAGGAAATTACACACCTAAAGATTATTTATTATTAACAGGAGATCCTGCAATTATTGGAGTGGCGTGCTCAATTGTCGCAGATAGAACAAACGGTAGATTTAATCTATTAAAGTGGGATAAACAAGAAAAAACATATTATCCTGTTGAAATTAACCTATATGAAAAAGGAGCTATTGAAGATTGACATTGATAAAATAATTGTTTACAAGAAATCAGAAAGTTAAAAATAAACAAGGAGCAGAAAACATGAACAAAATAAACTTTGAGCAAGATAAGTCAGAGTCAATACAACAAACTAATGATGTTAAATCATTATCCGACCAAGTTCTTAAACTTCGTAATCTAGAAGATCAGGTTAAAGAAGCAGAGGACAATTTAAAAAAATTAAAACAAGAGGCAGATGTAATTTCATCGGAAGTCATTCCAACAATGATGATTGAAATGAATGTCTCTACCTTAAAATTAGCAGACGGATCCGCTGTAGAAGTGAAACCCGTCTACGGTGCTTCAATTCCTATTGCAAAAAAGGAAGAAGCATTTAACTGGCTTCGTAACAACGGCTTGGGTGATCTTATTAAAAATGAGGTTACTGTTTCCTTTGGTCGTAACGAAGATAACAAGGCAGCAGAATATGCTGGCCTTGCACAAGGTCAAGGGTATCAACCAGTCCAGAAGTTAAAGGTTGAACCAATGACACTTAAAGCATTAGTCCGTGAGCGTCTCGAAGCTGGACAAGAGATGCCTACGGATTTATTTAACGTGTTCGCAGGAAGCCGAACAAAAATCACTAGAACATAGGAGGAATAATCATGAGTAGTGAAAAAAGAACAAAGAACCAAGGAACATCGGATATAGCAAACAAAGCTACAGCTGGTGCATTATCTGTAAATCTGTTTGAAGCAGATGCAGATAAGGGATTAGGTAATATAGGTCACGATGATCTTGCATTACCTTTTCTTAAGATACTAGGACAATTGTCTCCTGAAGTTAATAAAAGAGACGGTAAGTACATTGAAGGTGCAGAACCTGGAATGATTTACAACTCTGTAACAGGAGAATTGTTTAATGGTGAAAAAGGAATCCAAGTTATTCCTTGTCATTACAAGTTAGAGTATATTGAATGGCAAGATAGAGGCGAAGGTTCAGGAGCTCCTGTAGCTATCCATACTTCATCAAGCGACATCTTAACTAAGACTAAAAGAGATGCTTCTTATAAAGATAGATTACCAAACGGTAACTATGTAGAAAAGACGGCAAGTCACTTTGTAATAGTTAATTCAGAAACTCCATCAACTGCTTTGATTTCAATGAAATCAACACAATTAAAGATAAGCAGAAAATGGAATAGTATGGTGTCTAGTATAAAAATGAAGGGTAAAAATGGTCTTTTTACTCCGGCATCTTATAGCCACATTTATCAATTAAGAACTGTTCAACAGTCTAATGATAAAGGTACATGGTTTGGATGGGAAATTAGTAAAGTCGGTGCAGTTGAAGATGCTGCCCTTTACCAACAAGGTAAAAGTTTTTCTGAAAGCGTTTCAAAAGGAGACGTTGAGGTTAAGCACGGCGAAGCTAGTAAACCGGGAAATAAAACAGGAACACACTTCTAGTTTTTTAACATCGGTATGGGCGAAAAAAATCGCCCATACTATTTAATTTATGGAAGATATATTTATAAAAGCTTTTACAGGCTTAGAAAGAAATTTTGGTGTAGCCGATCTATCTCGAACAACTATAGATCCCTCTACAGGAAAAGCAAAACCCGTATATAAATGGGTTCACAGACCAATTAAAAAAAGTGATTACTTAGATCATTTAAATGGATCTACTTCTATAGGTATACAACCTTGTGATGATCAAGGTATGGCAAGATTCGGTGCTATTGATATTGACGACAAACAACATAGTTACAAAGATTTTCCTTTTAAAATTTATTTAGATATTATTCAAAAATATAAAATGCCTTTAGTCCCCATAAAGTCTAAAAGTGGTGGTTTACATTTATATGTATTTTTAAAAGAACCTATTAAAGCTGCAACGATAAGAAATTTTTTAGAAAAATTATTGTTTGCTTTAAAACTTCCTACCAACATTGAAATTTACCCTAAACAAACAGAACTTGGTAAGGACGCTGATGGTAACTATATTGACGGACAGTTTATAAATGTTCCTTACTATAACAAAACAGAAAGAACAGCTTTTAATTATGATGGAACTCAATTTACTTTTGATCAATTTTCTGAAGTTATTAAAGTAAACACATATACAGCAGATGAATTAGAAGAGTTTGGTATTACCCATATGAAGGAAATATTAAGTGGTGGAAGTGAAGAGTTTTCTGATGGTCCTCCTTGTCTAGGTATTTTAACAAAAGAAAAATTAAGTGATGGCCGAGATAGATTTTTATACAACTATGCAGTGTTTGCCAAAAAGAAATATCCTGACAATTGGGAAGATATGGTTAAAGCAGCACCAGGTAAATATTTTCAAACAAATGCTCAAGGGATATTAGATTGGACAGAAGAAAAAACCAAAAAGAAATTAATATCTTGGAAACGAGAGATGAAAGGACATACTTGTAATGAAGATCCTATACAACCTGTTTGTGTAAAAGCAGAATGTAAAAATAGAAGATTCGGATATTTATCAGATAAAAGAAAAGTATTTCCACCATTGACAGGATTACAAAAAATAAATTACCCAGAACCAGAGTATACTTTTAATGTTACTGTTGGGGAAAGCACAAAAGAAGTTAGAGCAAAAACTATAAAGCAAATTATTATTCAAGATGAACTTAGAGCTATTATTGGTAACTCAGCAGGAATTGTTCCTCCAAAAGTAAAACAAGATTCTTTTCAAGATATATTAGATGGTTTGTTTCCACCTAAATTAATCACGCCCCCACCAAAAGGAACTACACCCAATGAATTATTAGAAGAGTATTTAATTCTTTATCTTAAAGGACCTAAAGCAGAGAACTATGCATCATTTAAAAGTGGTGCAACTTTAATAGATGGGGATGAAGCTTTTTTTACTTATAGTAATTTTTATAATGCTCTTAAAAATAAAGAATGGAAAGAAAAAAGAGATAGAACTGCAGAAATGATGCAGACATTATTTAAGGCAGTGTTTGGTATTAAAAAAAGATTTCCCAAAAAAGAAGGTGATGAGGAAAATAAATACCCTGCAGTATCAGTAGTAAAAATTCCTATTGAGTCTAGAGATTTAAGTATGACTAAAGGTGAAATCATACCTACTAGATCTAAAGAGGAAATATTTTAATGATTACAAAAATATTTGGTCCTCCCGGTACAGGTAAAACAACAACTCTATTAAATTATGTTAAGGACTATATTTTAAATAAAAAAATAAATCCTAAAAAGATTGGGTATTTTGCTTTTACAAAGAAAGCAGCAAAAGAAGCTAAAGATAGATTATTAGAAGATAAGGAAGTATCCCATTTATTGAGCAAAGATGATTTAATAAACTTTAGAACATTACATTCTTTCGCTTTTCAAACTATTAGTATGAGTGAAGATAGGGTAATGCAACCAGAACATTATGAACAAATAGGTAAGGATTTAAATTTAAGAGTTACAGACAGTGGTGATGAAAGTGGTTATTTAAATTTTAACAGTGATTATTTTAAACTTATAAATAAGGCTAGAGTAAAACATATTTCCGTAGAAGAAGAATTTAATACTAATGAATGGAGTAGGGAAATAGATTATGAAACATTAGGTCATATCTTTATGAACTATAATCATTTTAAAAAAAATAATACCTTATATGATTTCAACGATATGATTGAGTTATTTGTAAAAATGAAAGATAAATGTGAGGAACTAGAAGTTATTTTTATTGATGAAGCCCAAGATTTATCTCCTATTCAATGGAATATGTTTGATGTTTTAAAAACAAAATGTAAGCATCTTTATTTAGCAGGAGATGACGACCAAGCAATTTTCGCTTGGGCAGGAGCTGATGTAAAAAGATTTTTAAATGAACCCGCAAAAGAAATAATACTAGACCGATCAGAAAGAGTCCCTTTATCTGTTCAAAATATTTCTAATGTAATATTAAGTAGAATTAAAGTAAGGAAACAAAAAAACTATTTAGCTAAAAAAGGAAATAAAGGAAGGGTAGAGTATATTTTTAATACAGATAACTTAGATTTAACTAAAGACAAATGGTTAATACTAACAAGAACTACTTATCGTAGAGATAAAATATGTAAACAGCTTAGGGAAATAAGTATGTTTTATAAAACAAAATATGGAAAAAGTTATGATGCTAAATTATATAAATGTATATTAAAATGGGGAGAACTTATAAAAGGCAATAACATAAGTATATCTGATTGTAAGGATATATTTGATTATTTATCTGCAAATTTTCCTGAAAATAAATTAAAAAACAAATTAGAAGTAAACATGGAAGACATTGGTTATTCTAAAAAAGATATATGGTATCAAGTTTTTGTTAACGCAGATCAAGAAGAATGTTTTTACATCAGAACAATGTTAGGTAACAAAGAAAAATTATCTGAGGAACCCAGAATAGAAGTATCTACCATTCACGGAGCAAAAGGTGGAGAAGAAGATAATGTTATTTTGGTTTTAGATAATACCAAAAGGATAAGAGACTCAGTAGAGTTAAATCAAGATAAAGAAGATGAAGAACATAGAGTTTGGTATGTAGGAGCAACTAGATCCAGACATAATCTTTACATCTTAAAACCCGCAAAAGAAAGGTATGGTTATCAATTATGACAAGTAAAGATATATTTAAAGGGGCTTTCCCACAGGATAAACAGATAGGGGGAAAACATTACAAAAGTTTTCACATTCAACCGTATGAATTTATTTCAAAAAATAATCTTTCGTTTTTTCAAGGGAACGTTGTAAAATATGTATGTAGATATCTTACAAAAAATGGTATAGAAGATCTAGAAAAGATAATACATTATTGTGAATTAGAAATTAAAAAGTTAAATGATATGAAAGTTAAGAAGTGAGAGTACCTTTATTTACAGCGCAAACTGAATGGATAGAACCTGAAGAATATCCTGATCTAAGACAATACGATGAGATTGCTGTTGACTTAGAAACAAGAGATCCTGATCTTAAGAAAAAAGGATCTGGCTCAGTTATTGGTAATGGTGAAGTTGTAGGTATCGCTGTAGCTGTACCTGGAAGAAAGTTTTATTTTCCAATTGCTCACGGCTCAGGACCTAATATGGATAAGAAGCGTACCTTAAAATGGTTCAAAGATATTATGGCAACCGATGCTATAAAAATATTTCACAATGCAATGTATGATGTTTGTTGGATTAGACAAATGGGTATTAAAATAAATGGTCTTGTTGTAGATACAATGATTGCAGCATCCTTAATTGATGAAAACCGATTTCAATATTCTTTAAACGCTATATCTTGGGACTATCTAGGACACGGTAAGAATGAACAAGCCTTAAATCAAGAAGCAAAATCTAGAGGTTTAGATCCAAAAGCTGATATGTGGCAACTCCCTGCAATGCATGTAGGAGCTTATGCAGAAAAAGATGCAGAACTTACATTAGAATTATGGCAAATATTTAAAAAAGAAATTATAGATCAAGACATAGAATCTATTTTTAATCTTGAAACAGACCTATTTCCTTGTTTAGTTGATATGAAATTTAAAGGCGTCCGGGTCGATGTCGAACGAGCTCATAAATTGAAAGAACAATTATCCACACAAGAAGAGCAATTACTGCACCAAGTAAAAAAAGAAACAGGATTAGATACTCAAATATGGGCAGCACGATCCATTGCCAAAATTTTTGACAAGCTTGGGTTAGGGTATGAAACAACCGAGAAATCAAAGGCTCCCTCCTTTACTAAAAATTTTTTACAAGAACACCCACATCCTCTAGTTCAGAAAATAGCAAAAGCTAGAGAAATTAACAAGGCTCACACTACTTTTATTGATACCATAATTAGGTATGAACATAAAGGTAGAATACATGCCGATATTAATCAAATAAGATCAGATCAAGGAGGCACTGTTACAGGCCGATTTAGTTATTCAAATCCAAATTTGCAACAACTTCCTGCAAGAAACAAGGATCTTGGACCTATGATTAGATCTTTATTTTTACCTGAAAAAGGATGTACATGGGGTTGTTTTGATTACTCACAACAAGAGCCTAGATTAGTTGTACACTATGCATCATTACATAAATTTCCATCTGTCTATGATGTTGTTGATTCTTATAAAGATGATGTAGCAACAGACTTTCACAAAACAGTAGCCGATATGGCTAACATACCAAGATCACAAGCTAAGGTTATTAATCTTGGTTTATTTTATGGTATGGGTAAAGCAAAACTACAAGCTGAACTAGGTGTATCGAAAGAAAAAGCTGCGGAACTATTTGAACAGTATCATGCAAAAGTACCTTTTGTTAAACAGTTAATGAATAGTGCATCAAACAGAGCTCAAGAACGTGGTCAGATTAGAACTTTATTAGGAAGACTTTGTAGGTTTCCTTTATGGGAGCCTAATATGTTTGGTATGCACAAAGCATTGCCTCATGAAGATGCACTCAGGGAACACGGACCAGGGATCAAAAGAGCTTACACATATAAATCTTTAAATAAATTAATACAAGGATCTGCAGCTGATATGACAAAAAAATCTATGTTAGAATTATATAAGGAAGGTATTGTAGCCCATATACAAATTCATGATGAATTAGATGTTTCTGTAGAATCAGATAAACATGCTAAAAAAATTGTTGAAATTATGGAAAATGCTGTTAGTTTAGAAGTCCCTAACAAAGTTGACTATGAATCAGGCAAAAATTGGGGGGATATTTATGATTAATTATGGCTTACTTAAACGCAAACATTCCTGTAACATATGCTCAAATAAGAAGAGAGTATTTATATGATTGTAAAAAACATCATGGTGAAGTTGAAGACTGTATTATCTTTGGTATGTCAGCGCTTACCGGTCGTGCAATCTTATTTCATTGCATTATGGAAAGTGGTGCAATCTTTTATCGTCTACCAATTTCGGCTTTTATTCAACGTGGTTTTAAACCGGAAGCTGTTCCCAATCGCAGACTTGATGAACTTCAACTCTGGAATTCTTTTTCTTATTATCCTGCTGTTACTTCTTGGGATATTTTAGACG